TTACACCTGCATATCCACGCCCATATACGGCCCCGCGCCATAACGGGCCGAGACCTGCGCAACCTCGATCCGGTAGGGCAATGCGCCGACGTCAGCGGCGCGTGCGGTATCCGCATAGGACCAGTCGGGCGTATTTGTCACCGCGCTACGTTTCACCAGCCCGTCTTGTATGACCCTGATTTGATAGCTTTCTGTATCCTCGCCCAGCGGGATTTCCCCGTCTGCCCAGATATCGCCGTCGATCCGGCTGCACCGTATCCATGACAGATCGGTGCCGCCCGCCCCCGCCTGTGCGCGCAGATGCGCCACCGGATAGGGCCGTAGCCCGTTGCCTTGGAATGTGTGCACCGCATAGCGAAAGCTCGCGTCTGTGATGGGTCGTTTGGCCGGCCCAAAACGCAGGTGCCGCGGCAGACCGCGCAGCGCCGAAGGGATCGTGATCTGTGCAGGCGTCCCATCCAGCACGACAATTTGCGATGCGGCGGGCCAGATAGCGGGCATCAACCCGCGGCTTCCTGCTTGCCCGCGCAGCAGTCCGGTTAACCGGTAGCTGCGCGTGGCCGTGGGCGTGGCGGTTTCAAACTGGATGATTTCCCATTTGTCGGGCGTCCCGTCCCCGATTGCAATTGTGTTCGCCCCTGACAAAAGCGCTGCTTTACTGGCGGAACTAAGTTCGCCGTTGATCAGCGTCACCTCGAACCCGCTTTGGCGGTCCCATATCCCGACAGGCCCCGCGCCCAGCGCCGACTGGCTGATCCCGATTATTGCGGGGCTATCCGAGATGGATTGCAGCGTATAATCGCTATCTTGCGGAGCACCATATAGCGCGATGCTGCCTGGCCATGGCCGCCCAGCCGCAGCGAAGTAAGGCGCGGTTGGTTGTTCGTCACCTGTCAGCAGCGGCAGATCCATGAACAGCGCGGTGACCGGCACCGGCCCGAAATAGGGCTGCAAAACCGGACCAGAGCCGTCATCGGGCGCGCTGCGATAGGTTTCCGCGTCAATCCGCGTCGCCTCGATCAGCCGCAAGCCGGATTCTTCGATCCGGTCTACGCGGTAGCGGCCAGCGTGATCAGCCGTGTGCAACGCAACCACATCACCCGCCCCAACATCAAGCCGTGATGGCGGCAGCGCAAAGCTGGCCTGATCGCGCGCGATCCGCGCCTCTTGCAGCCAGCGGGTGACAGCATTGCCGGCCTCGGCGCGGGTCAGGGCCAGCGGCACCTCGGTCTGGTTCACACCGTAGGTTTGTGTGTCAGGATGCACGGCCTCTGCCGCGATGGCGGCGTAATCGGCATCATTGTCGAAATGCACAAGCTGGATACGCGCAGCAGTTTCGGCCGCTGGGCTGCGGGTCAGCGCGATGGATTGATCCTTTTCAGGATCAATCGCCAGATCATCCGCACCCAGTTGATGATCCGCCCGCCCGACGCGGTTTTCAAACACCAGCATCCCGTCGCGTTCCATCGCGTCAAACCCGTAGGTCATCATCAACGGCTGGAGCGCCGCGCGCCCCGATCCGATATCGCGCACATCATAGCCGCGCACGACACCGTATAGCCGCGACACATCAAAGCGCGTGACCCCAGAGCGCGTACAGATTTCCGCAACAACAGAGGCAAGACTGCGGTTACTGACCCGCCCGTTCAGCCAATGCCCGCGTGCATAGTTATCCCCGTCCGACCAAAGACTGCGATTGCCCGGAAAGAACGGATAGGGTCGTGCGTCCCATGCCCAGACATGCATGCGGGCCGTGTCAACCATCGGGGCGCCGTATGCGGTTGACACGGGGTTGTTGGCGACATCCCCGAAATGCCCGTAGACCGCGCGCAAATATTGCATCTGCATGAAATCATCGCGGTTGCCGTTGGAAAAATGCGGCAATTGCGATTCAGATGATTTGGGATCAAGGAATTTATTGGGCTGGTTGGCGCCCTTGTCGATGGCCGCACAGCCAAATTCGGTAAACCAGAACGGTTTGCTTTGCGGTATCCACGCGGTTGGGCTGGTGTCGCGCACCCCGCCCACGCGGTTATGGTGCGGGTTCTCCCACCAGCCTTTGAAATCCTTGTATCGCCAGATCCATGGTTCCCCCATCCCGTCAGTGATCGGGGTGCGCCGCTGGGATGCGCGGGCTTCGGGGCTGGGATAGTACCAGTCATAACCTTCGCCACCTGCGACATTGCTGCGCAGATAGTCGAGATTATAGATCGCACCCGCATCTACATCGGCATGATCATCGCCATCGCGCCAATCGGACAGCGGCATATAGTTATCCACGCCGATAAAGTCGATATTGGGATCAGCCCAAAGCGGGTCAAGATGAAACAGTTTGTCGGCAGTGCCTGTGGGCTGATACCCGTGATATTCCGACCAATCCGCCGCATAGCTGATCTTGCAGGTGGGCCCAAGAATACCGCGTACATCTGCCGCCAGTTGGATCAGCGCGTCCACCGCCGGAAAGCTGTTCCCCGCCCCACGTATCTGTGTCAGCGCCCGCATTTCTGAGCCAATACAAAAGGCAGACACGCCCCCTGCCGCCGCACAAAGATGCGCGTAATGCAGGATAAAGCGGCGGTAGCCCCAATCGGTGGGGCCCACATAGGATACTTGCGTGCCGCTCACGGTGAAATCGGACGCCTGCGCATTGCCCATAAACGCGGCAACCTCTGCCGCTGCCCCTGCGGTCCCGTCGGTGGTGCCATCCATATAGGGGGCGAGCGCCGTGGTAATCCGCCCGCGCCATGGCAGGGCGGGCTGGCCCGTGTTCCCCGTCCACGGATCGGGGAGCGTATTATCCGCCAGTTGCTCCATCAGAATGAACGGATAGAACACAGGCGACAGACCCCGCGCAGTCATATCGCGCAAGGCTTCCACCACAGATGCATCCGTCGGCGTGCCGCCATAGACGGGCGCGCCGTCCAGTTGCGGGATCACCTGCGCGCCCGAACGGGTTACGCCCGACACGCGCCATGGCATCAAATCTGCGTCCACGTCATTTTGTTCGACCTTGGGCATAATCTGGCAATCACCGCAGCGCAGATCATCACCGAACCACGACACCACCATCATCACAGATCCGCAGGCGGGCACCTCGCCCTGCAGCGCATCCATGGACGTACTGAAATCGCTTTGCCCCATTGGCGTGTTGGTGTTGACCGCCACCTGTTCACCGTAGGACGGCGACATATGCACCTGTGACGTGGCCAGCGCATATTCGCCCGTTCCGGGGATCAATGCGACACCAGAGATCAGATCGCCAAGTGCTTCATCGCCGGGGCGCATGACCTCGAACGTCAGCTGCGGGATACGGTTGCCGAATTGGCCCAGTGGCACATCTTCAAGCACGACATAGGCCGTACCACGGTATGCGGGGGTGTTTTCAATGCCTTCAACCGCGGCAATTTTCGGGTCGGGTTGCTGGTCAAGCGCGCCAGTATAAACGCGCATGTTCAGATCATCTTGGGCCACTTCGGTGCCATCCGCCCAAATGCGCCCGATGCGGCTGATTTCACCTTCACAAAGCGCGATGGCCACGCTGACGCTATAGGAAAATTCGGTCACCTTTGGCGTGGGCGGCGCACCTTTGCCGCTGCCCGATGTCTTGCTACTTTCTTTGAACTCGGACGCCCAGATAAGCTGTCCTGGCACGCGCATCCGCCCGTATAGCTGCGCAAGGTCCGCGCCCTCGTTCGCGCCGGTCAGGCGCAAGCGGTCTACCCGCCCCGTTTCCACAGGATCAGACCCCGCACCCATGATCCGCTGGTCAATCTGGCGCCCCAGCGCCGCCCCCGCCGCGCGGCCGATCGTTGCCATAGATAGCCCCAAGACAGAGCCGCCGATTGACCCGCCCAGCGCCATACCCGCTGCGGAAAGAACGATTGTCGCCATGACCTGTTATCCTTTTGAAATCTCGAATTGCGCGGCAATCCTGCGCCGCCACGGGTGCGACAGCGGGCTTTCAACCACGCCGTGCCCCGCATATGAATGGATGAAAGCAGGCTGCACGCCTGCACGGCTGATAATGCCGATATGTTTGGCCACAGCCCCTGTGCGCATCCGAAACAAGATCACCTGCCCCGCGGCCAGCGGATCGCCTGTGACCTCGTGCATATGGGTGCGCGCGCCCCTATAAAGCGCCTCATCCCCTTGGGGTTCGGACCAATCGGCGGTATAGGCGGGCACCTGTGCGGGCTCTGCGCCGTACAGCTCGCGCCAGACCCCGCGCAAAAGCCCCAGACAATCGCAACCAACACCCTTCACGGACGCCTGATGCAGATAGGGCGTGCCGATCCATGCGCGCGCGGCGGTGACAATTGGCGGGCTCATCGGAACAGGCTTCCGCCCGCATTGGCCCCGTCACTGCGCGGCACGCTGACCAGCCAGTCATTCCCCGGAATATCGGGAAAGCCCTGAAAGTTGATGAAGTTGCTGAATTTCTCGCGGCAGGTATCGGCACGTTTGTTGCACCCAGCGATCAGGCGGATCTGATCGCCTGCCACAATCGGCGCTTTGATCTGGTCCCAAAGGGTAATCTGGCGACTGCCACCTGCCAGCGCATCCGATTTGATCACGCCGCGCAATCCCTGTGCGGCCCCTGTTAGCACTTCCAACTGCCCTTGTTCAAACCAGCGGTCATTGAACGGCGCCATATCCGCCAATGCAAAGACCTGCCCGTCAGTGTCACCCGCCACAGCTTCGGCCATGCACGCAGGGTCCGACAGATCAACACCACAACGCGCATCGCCCAGGACCGCGCTACAGGTCTTGAAATAGGACCGCCCTTGCGGCTGGTTTAACGCCTCGGTCAGCCCGCGCAATTCGGCCTGAAACCCGCCGCGCGCGCGGGTGATTTCGCCGATGGTGCCATAAAACCGCAGCTTGCGCGCGCTAGGGTCATCCCATTGCACCAGCCAAGTCTGCACGACGGCCCCGTCATAGCGGCCCGCGTTGATATCCGATTCCGTAATCGCATCGGCTGACAGCACGCCAATAGCCTCGGTATTATCAACCGAAAGCCCTGTGGAGCTGGCCAGCGCGCGGGCGCTTAGCCCCGATTCCGGTGTGAAATCAATGCCATCAAAGGAAAGCGGCAGATCATGATCGGTAAAGCCCAGCGTCACGCCGTTGCTGCGCGTGACCGCCCAGCAGGTGCATAAATGTGTGGCGCCGGTTGCCAGATGGTTTTGCAATGGCGTGGTCATACCCGCACCTCGACCACTGGCACATCGGGGATTTCGCCCGCCTGAAAATGGGAAACAGATGTTTTGATCGCATCGGTGTCAAAGCGCACGGGCACGTCAAAATCAAAACCAGCCGTAATATCCGCTCCCAGATCCGGCGGATGGCCAAAGGTCAAAAGCCCTGTGGTATGATCAATCGTGTAATCCACCCCGTCGGTTTGAACCACGCCGCCAATGGCCACACGGACCGACCCCACCACAGGTTTGGCAACGGGCCGCAAATAGCTGGTATCGCCGGACCGGTAGGTCTTGGTCAGTTGAAACACATCTGCGATCTCATCGCCTGTGCCGATCAGCTGGTCCTCTGCATCGGTTTCCGCCGACGGCGCGCAGGATTTGAAATCGCTCCAGTCTTTCCAGCGAAAGCCGATCAGCTGACCCTGACGGGCCTCAAAAAACGCAATCAGCGTGGCGATATCATCCAATGACCGCAGCCCCATGCCCGCGTCATAGCGGCGGCGCGCGTGTGCCCATGGCGTATTACGTTCTTCAAACCCGTTGGCGAGCGTGACAATATCGGTGCGCCGTTCCGGCCCGCCCACAGACCCAAGGCTTAGTGACGCAGGAAAACGTATCTCGTGAAATGCCATTTTGGCCCCCTTACCGGTTCCGCTGGCTGCGGCCCAAGGCGCGCGCCATCTGTGATGCAACCTGCCCGCTTGAGCGCTGGAAGCTTTGCGCATCAGGTGTTGAAATGTTCATATTGACGGTGACAGCGCCGCCGCCTTGGGTGCGCACCCCCAACCGCCCATCCGCGCCACGTGACAGCGGCATGATGGCTTCGGGGCCGGCTTCGCCCATCAGACCCGTGCCGCCGCGCATCGGGAATGCGACAGGGCTGCTAACAACCCCGCCTTTGGCAAAGGGCATGACGCGGCCTTGGGAAAATGGCGCGCCATCGGCATAGGGCATCATCGACGACACAGCCGCGTTGATCCCGTCTGACAACATGCCGCCCAGATGGTTCATCACCGGATTGACGGCCGCCGAATAGGCCGTGTTGACCATAGATTGCGCCAGCCCGCCCAAAACATCCGACAGTTTCGCGCCATCCAGCACCAGCCCGTCAAATGCACGGCGCAGCCCGCCCGAAAACCCGCGTTCAAGATTGCCCAGATCGCGGGTGGTGTCCGATAGCGACCCCTGCACCCCGCGCAACTGGCTATCAAAGGCGGCGGTCACTTGCGCCGCATCGCCGATGGTTTGTTCCAGCGCGCTGACATTACTGTCCAGCTGGTCGATCTTATCTGCGTCGTCCATCATTCTCTCCAAAACTCGCGTCAGGATATGCCTGTTCGAGTTCGGCCAGACGGTTGCGCCCCATCGGCGCGACGGCTTGCGTCTGGCCCAACATGGTTTGCAGCTCGAACGGGGTAAGCGCCCAGAACTGGGCAGGTGTCAGGCGCAGCCCATGCAGCCCCGCCCGCATCAACCCCTGCCAATCAAGCCCGATCATGGCGGCGGCGCGAATGCCCGCGCGAGCAAGGTTGCCGCCAGTTGCGCAGCCCCCACCGGACCGCCAGCAATATCCGCCGACATCAGATCAGCCGATGTGCCGCGCCAGCCGCCCCCGCGCAGCCCCGCCACGATCACGGCCATCACATCGCGGCTTGAAAATGCACCGCTTTCAAAGCGGCGGATCAAATCAATCAATGACCCTTCGCCAAGGCCCGCCTCCAGCTCGGCCAATGCGCCAAGTGTCAGCTTGCAGGCATGGGGCGCACCATCGATGCGCACTTCGGCCTCTCCCGTCCAAGGGTTTGCCATCAGATCAACGCCGTAAATGTCAGCGCACCCGCCGAGGCCAGCGACAATTCATATGTTGCCTCGCCATTGTGCGACCCTGCATATTCGATTGACGTGATCTGGAACGGCCCTTCGACGGTGCCAAAATCGGGGATAATCACCTGAAAATCGGGCGTTTCACCGTCAAAGAAAATCTGGCGCGCGCGTTCATCGGTGGCTTCGTCCTTGAACACGCCTGATCCTGAAATCGATGCGGATTTCACGCCCGCACCGCCCAGAATTTCGCGCCAGCCGCCTGTGCTTTCCAGACTGGTCACATCAACCGTGTCGGCGTTAAAGCTGATCCGCGTGGCGCGCAGCCCCGCCGCCGTTTCAAACAGGCCTCCGCCCGTCATGTCGATCTTGACCAAAAGGTCTTTTCCGTTTTGCGCTACCATAGCCCGTTCTCCGTTGTATGAAATTAAGCGTCATCCGCGACACGTGCGCGAAAGATCAGGTTGATTTGGCGGACATCGCCCGTGCCGACACGCGCGGCCTTTGCCTTGTAGAAATTCAGTGACACCAGCGCGCCGCGCGTCAGCGTCAGATTGGCATCAACCAATGCGTCCGATACCGCCGCTGCCGCGGTTTTTGCGGTCGAAAATCCGGCACTTTCCGTCACGACCGTGACCGTGAATTCATGCACCGCACCGCCGCCGGTTTTATCGGACGCATCGCGCACGTCCTCCGCGCCCAAAACCACATACAGCGCGGGCAATGTGCCGCTCGGTAGCGCGTCATAGATCGCCGCCCCCACAAGCGCAGTCAGGTCCGGATCGGCGGCCAGATGCGCGTAAACAGCCGTTTGAAGTGCCGAAGCAACGCCATAGCTCATGATGCGGTCTCCTCGGTTGCGTGGCAGGTCAGATAACGCTGGTCGGCGTCATGCTCGGCCACGGCGGTGATTTCGAAAAACCGGTTCCCTTCGCGAAACCGCTGCCCCGCGACAGGCCGCGAAGCCGCGCCATGCGGTGCCGCGCGCACGGTAATGCGGTAAGGCACCCGCGACACAGTCGCGGCAAAAGCTGCCGTCTCGCGCCCAGATCCGGGTTTGATTGCAGCCCAGTGAACGCCCAGCGGTTCCCACTGACGGATATATCCGCCCGCGCCATCACTGACCTGCGTCGGAGCCTCGAGAACAAGCGCGCGGTTGAGATGCGGCATCTTCATAGCGGGCCACCCATGAACAGGCGCACCGTGCGGTACTGTTCAATGAGCGCGCTCACGCCAAAAGGCATCGCAGGCGTGCCACGGGCCACATCATGGCGGTATTCGTAATAATGCGCGGCCAGCATCAAGACGGCCTGCGCTAGATCGGCAGGCAGGTCCGACCATTCCGGCCCGAACCCCGCCAGCAAACCGATCTGCACACGGCCATTTGTCGGCACTGTGGGCAGGCTTGCGCCGCTGGCCTTGAGGCTGGGGCGTTGCATGTCGGGTTCCAGATACCAGCCATCGGTCACGACGGTTTCATCGCCATTCATCGCGATCAATGTGACTTCGGAAATCGCGCTGACGGGCGCCACTGGCAGCGGCTGGCGCCGCGCATCACGCCAATCGGTCAGGGTCCAACTGAAATCGCGCGCGATCAGGATCTTGCCGGTGCGCGCCTCGATCGCAGCCATTGCGGCCCGCAGATAGCTTTCCAGCACCCCATTCTGCAGCCCATCATCCGAGAACCCCGAACCAAGGCGCATATGGTCTTTGAATTGTGCGACCGGCAGCGCCGATTGCGGCACGGTGGTCTCTTCGACTAACATCATGGAATTACTCCGAAAATATCCGATCTTGCGACCGTTTTGATCAAATTCCCCGGACGCGACCCCCTCGCATCACTCGGACGGAAGCAAGTAGCTAGACAATGCGAGACTGCCCAATGCGTCCGGGGACCAAGGGCGATTGCGCCCTTGGGGTTTCACGCCAGGATTAGCTGGTCGCGAACTTCAACAATTTGATCGCGCCAAAGTCGCTCACGGCACCGCCCACGCGTTTGGTTGCGTAAAACAGCACGTGCGGCTTGGCCGAAAACGGATCGCGCAGCACCCGCAGATCAGGGCGTTCGGCCACGGTGTAGCCCGCGCCAAAATCACCGAAGGCGATCGCCATTGCGTCAGCGGCGATATCGGGCATGTCTTCGGCGATCAGCACCGGATAGCCCATCAGACGTGCAGGTTCGCCCGCCGCCAGACCGTCAGACCACAAGAAACGCCCGTCATTGTCTTTGAGCTTGCGGATGGTGCCTGCGGTTTTGGAATTCATCACAAATGTGCCGTTAGCGCGGTATTCGGCACCCAGTGCATAGACCAGATCAACAACCGCATCGCCACCATCAATGCCGCCCGCCGTGCCTGTCGGCACATAACCAAGATTGCCCCAGACCCAGATATCATTATCCACCGCTGGGTAGCTCATGATGCCCTTTGGCTTGTCGATCCCGTCACCGTTGATAAATGCACCGGCCTCGGAACGGGCGAATTTATCGGCGATACGGCCAGCCAGCCAACCTTCGATGTCAAAGGCGCTGTCATCCAGCAAACGCTGGGACGCTTTGGGCAGGGCTGACAATTCATGCAGCGCAATTGTGATCCGGTCGATCTGGGGCGTCGCGGTTTCCACGGTTGCGGCCGTCTCAGTCGCCCAGCCTGCCCCCATTTCCGTGTGATCGACCAGCACGTCATAAGATGTCGCATCGACGCTGACCACATTGGCAATTGCGCGGATAGATGCGGTGGACGACAGCGTGCCCTTGATCGTATCCGCGGTTTGCGGATCGACAAGATAGCCGCCGTCCGCCGCCACAGATGTGGTCATTGATTTACCGTCAAGTTCCAGCCCGCGCAGCGCATCATCATCGCCCGAACGCAGGTAAGCTGCAAAGGCTTTTTGATGCGGCGCTTCTGTTTGCGCGCAATTGGCCAAAGCGGCACGTGATGTCATCATTGTTTTTCGATCCAGCTTGTTCATCCGGTCATCCTGTTTTTGAAGTTTGGCATTAATGCCGTGGGAAAAGTCTTTGAATTCGCTTACGAATCCGGCAATTGCCGCATTCAGCTCCTGTGCCGGAGACATATCTTCCCCGACCCGAGACTTGCTCTCAGTCTTGCTCATCAATCTGTCCTTTGATCGTGATCTGGGCGGGTTAATCCCGCGCCATCAAACGGCGGGCATCGTCAAATGCCTTAGCCAAACCGCGCATGGTAGCAGCAGCGGGGTCGTCGCCCTTGGCCGCAACACGCGCCTCTTGCAGCATCGGAAATGTCACCAGCGACACCTCCCACAGCTCCAGCTGAGACAAAAGCCGTCCGCCTTTGTCGTTCTTTTGGGCTTTGACGGTCCGGTAGCCGATCGACAGACCGTCAATCGCACCCGCCGCCACCAAGGACGCGGCTTCGCGCCCTTTGGCCACATCGGTCAGCAGCCGCCCCTTGACCCAAAGGCCTTTGGCGTCTTCGCGGACTTCATCCCAGACCCCGATGGGTTGGGCCGGATCATGCTGCCAAAGCATCTTGATCTGGCGACCCTGCGCCAATGACGCAGCATATGCGCCCGGCTGAACCGTATCGCCGCCCTGATCCGCCTGCCCGAACAGTGACGCGTAGCCGCTGATCACAGATCCGTCCGTTACGGTCACATCCGCGCCCAATGCGCAAAACTTATGTTCCAAACTCATAGCGTTCTCCCGCTGAGTGCTTTTACAATTTCGAAAACCAGCAGCCCGAAACAACCGCAGACGATCAGCCAGATCTGCCATTCAAGACGGGTGATCATGGTCTCGATCCGGCCCAGCCGGAGATCAACCTGTGCAAACCAGAAATCAGAAACGGGCGGGCGGTGCGGCTGGCCTTGCAGGTCGACAACTTTATGATCCATCGCCAACCTCAAGCGTTGGCAAGCCCAACAATGCGCGCTTCTCGGCATCCGTCAAAAACGCGGCCTCGCCAACACGGCGCCACTGCGCATCGCGCTCAGCCGAAAGGGCGGGGATCTGGTCCAGATCAGGCCGCAATTCAAACCGTTCGCCGGTAAAGTCTGACAGCCAGTCCGCAATCGTGCTTGTGACCCGCGTCACCAGCGGCAGCACGGTCAGCCGGTAAAACGCGCGGTTCGATTCCTGGTAATTGGCATAGGTCGCATCGCCCGGAATACCCAAAAGCATCGGCGGCAACCCGAAAGCAATCGCGATTTCGCGCGCCGCGAGTTCCTTGGTTTTCTGGAATTCCATATCCGAAGGCGAAAACCCCATCGGTTTCCAATCCAACCCGCCTTCAAGCAACATCGGCCGGCCCGCATTGCGCGCCCCTTGGTGCTGGGTTTCCATTTCCACCAGCAGCCGGTCATATTGATCCGCCGAAAGCGACGCCTGCCCGTCCGCGCCGCGGTACACAATCGCACCTGATGGGCGGGCCGCGTTATCCAGCAGGGCCTTAGACCAACGCGACGCGGCATTATGCACATCCACCGCATTGGCGGCGGCCTGAAGCGCCGACAGACCGTAATGATCATCCTGCGGGTGAAAGCTTTTGAGGTGGCAAATTGGGCCCTGCCCGTCGACCATGGCAAAACGGTGCTTGCGCCCGTTCACCGCATATTCATAGCCAACAGGCCAGCCATCAGCGCCCGGCACAATCGACATCCGGTCGGACCGCAACACATGCAATTCAAGCGGCAGACCTTCCTCGCCCACGGCCTCAAGATAACCATTGCCCGTCAACAAAAGCTGGCCGACAGCGGCCTCGATCAATTCCGCGCGGCCCTGCGCCCCGTTCGGGCGGTTAAGCAGCGCCAGCACCGGATGCGTGTCATAGCGGCGCGTCGAGTCTTGCAAGACCAGCGGGATGGCAGCAGCGGCTTCGGCGATCATTTTGACCGCGCGAAACCCGATGGGGTTGTTGGTAAACCCTGTGCGGGTCAGTGAAGCGGCGTCACGCGGGCTCCAGGCGACGCGGCCCGCACCTGACATCGCCATCACACGGCCCGTTGCCGATGCTTTCGCTTCGGGAACCGTGTCGTCTGACGTGGTGCGGTTAAAGAATTCGAACATCCAGATCTCCTTGGTGCAATCGTTGAAAACAATTTGCGCTGAATTGATTGTGAAATTGGTAGGGGCGCGTACGCACCCCTACGCAACGCCGTCAAAGCCCACGAATGCTGGGGTTTCGCCATTTCTGGGCGGGCTCCACCATCAAATCATAAAGCGCCCAAACCAGCGCATCGACACGGTCAGGCGACCCGCGCCCTGCGAATCCCTGCGTCGTCATCTGGCACATCTGGTCCTCAAGCTGCGCCAGCCCGCGCAGGTGTTGCACGCGGCCCTGCTCATAAAGGGCGGCAATCGGTTCCGCCCGCGCGACTTTGCCCTTGGACGCATGCACCGACCGGTAAGACACCAGCGGGTCGACCTGCCGGATGACGGCTTCGACCATATCGCCACCTTGATTGACCTCAGCCACAAGACGATCCGCCCCAAAACGGTCCATCGCATCAATCGCGGCACGCGCCCAGTCGGTTGGTCGGGCCGCAGACATCGACACATCCGCCAGAACATAAGCACGCCAATCCTGCGGTGGACCTTCCATGACGACACCTGCCACAACGATACCGCACTCATCTGACCCTTTGTGCGATGTGCCCGGTGGATCAATCGCCACGACAACGCGAGTGCAAACCGGATGATGATCGGTTTGCAAATTTGCCAGCTGATCCGTCCCCCAAAGCGCGCCTTCGACATCATCCAGCAGCGCACCGTCAATTTCTTGGCGGCCCAGCGACGTGCCCGCATAACGCGCTTCGATTTCAGTGAGAAAGCTTTGCGCAAGATTGGCACGGTTGGCTTGGGTCGGCGCATGGGTTTGCACCGTGGAATCCAAAGCAAGCAATTCGCGCAACGCAGCCGTACGGCGCGGCGTGGTGGTCACACAGGCCTGTGGATGATCGCCAAGTCGCAAGCCGAACTGCAACATATCCCACGTGTCCCCCGCCTTGCGCCATTTTGCCAGCTCATCCGCCCAAAGCGCATCAAACTGCGGGCCGCGCAGGGATTCAGGCTCGTGCGCCGAAAACAGCTGGGCCTGCGCGCCATTGGGCCAGACCAGCAATCGCCGTGTTGCGATCCAGTCGGGGCGGCGATCCGGCGGACAAACCGCCATGATCCCGCTTTCACCAAACACCATGACCTCGCGGGCCTGATCCATGGTTTCGGCCACAATTGCCAAGCGGCGCGCGCGGCCCGGCACTGTGGGGCGCGGCCCTTCGACCATCGTGCGCACCCATTCGGCACCAGCGCGCGTTTTGCCCGCCCCGCGCCCGCCCAAGATCACCCATGTGCGCCAATCGCCAACAGGCGGCAACTGGTGCGGCAAGGCCCAGAATGCAAACATATAGGGCAGCGCCGCCACCTGCGCCTCTGTCAGCCCGTTGATAAATTCAATCTGCGTCAAGCGCGGCGCGGATGCGATCAAGCTGGCCCCCGATGTCATCGCGCAGGGCGTCATAGTCGATGGTTGTGTCGGGTTCGTTGGCTTGTTGCAGGGCATAAAACGCCTCCTCTGCGGCAAGCACCTTAAGATGTGCTGCCTGTAAATCACTGAGCTTGCTCAGGATGGCTTTGGGGGGGATGGCAGTGGCGGTTTCAATTTCCGCAATCATTTGCCGCAACAGATTACGGATCGAAAGATACAGCTCCGCAGTCTCGGCCACACGGGCCGCAGCATCATCAAAGGCGGCAGGCCCTTGATCGTCTAAATTATTCATGTGGATTTTGCCTGTATTAGGCTTCCGTGTCCCCGAGAGGTGCCAAGCACCTTCTAGCAGGACCACAATAGGCATATCAGCGCCCAAAAGTCAATCAGCCGGGGGCCCATCTAAGCGCCCCCGGCTGACAAATAGTTAACCTTTACAAAGCCTTAATTGTCCGTGCTTTGCTCTGCTTCCAGCGCACGCCAACGGGCGACATTGCGGTTATGTTCGTCCAATGTGGTGGCAAACGCATGCCCGCCCGTGCCATCCGCCACAAAGAAAATGAACGGCGTCGTGTCAGGATTTAGGGCAGCTTCGATGCTCGCACGGCCCGGGTTCGCAATCGGTGTCGGCGGCAGCCCGTCTATCACATAGGTGTTCCACGGGGTTTCACCACGCAGCTCACTTTGGCGCAACCCACGGCCCAAGACGCCTTCGCCTTGGGTGATGCCGTAAATCACGGTCGGGTCCGTTTGCAGCTTCATGCCTTGGTTCAAACGGTTGATAAAGACGCTGGCCACCTGACGGCGTTCTTCGGCAATACCTGTTTCTTTCTCGACAATACTGGCAAGGATCAACGCCTCTTCAGGGGATGCAAGCGGCAGGCCGTCAGCGCGTTCAGCCCAAGCAGTGGCAAGGATTGCGGCCTGACGTTCGGACATCTGCGTCACCAATGTAGAAACGCGCATATCCGCCGCAATGTCATAGCTGTCGGGCGCAAGCGTGCCTTCGGGCGGGGCTTCGCTGACGTCGGCAACCAGCAAATCAATCGCGCCAAGCGCATTTACGATCTGCCAGCTTGTTACCCCTTCGGCCAAAGAAACACGGTAGCGCGTATCCGACGATGCACGTACTTGGGTGTAGGCCTCGGGCGTTTCTTCGATCTCCGGCTCGTAGCTGACCAGTTCGACAAAACGATTTGTCGCGGGGTCCAGTTCGCGCACCTGCACCTGCAACCGGTTGATCCCCACACGGTAGACGACTTCGGTGCCGCAGGTATTTTGACCGCCACGGGTGACGATGCTGACAATTTCTTCCATTGAGGCCGCTTCAGGCACCAAAAAGCTGCCAGCCTTAAGCAGGCCGGATTTATTGGCATAATCTGCACCGGTCTCAAAGATGAACTCGGATGAAATTGCTTCGCGTTCGGCCAGATTTCCAGCCACGCGCGACATATTTGACCCCGGATCGACCTGAAAACAAATCGCCTGCGCCAACGGGCCGGGTGCGGAATATTGGCTAATGCCCCATCCGATTGCGCCAACCAGCAAGAACAGCGCGACAATCATCAGGTTCAGAAAATTGGACGCGGTATGGCGCCACAT